TAATGACCAATATTGTTCATATATAAACCAAAATGTAGCATTCTACGTTTAGCAGGTATAATCTGATACATCTTATTTACATCTGACATATCACTTAAATGTAACAATGGAGATTTTGATATAGACATCACTTTATCTAATTCATATGCATCTATGTTAGCCAAATCATCATTAAAAATTTCAATCACAACTCTATCTTCGTATCTAATCATCCTTGATTTTGTGCCAAATCTCATTATATTTCTGTCTCTTTTTTCATCAGCGACAGACTTTTCTCTAATTTCTTTCAATTCCAAACTTTTGCTTTCCCTAATGTCAGTAATTGGAGTTTTCAGTCTACGTTCTATTTGCCTTTTTGTCAAATTCTTGGGTTTAGTAAATTTCAGGTATGAATCTTCAGGATTCATTATTTTTCTCCATTTTCCTTTTCAGATGATAAAATTCCCATTATGGATATCATATCTGCAATATCATCTGAAGAATACTCCTTACCATCTCCCTTATATCCATTAGCATATGCTGCAGCTGCTTGTGCAGCAGCCCTAGCTCTTGCATTTGGCCCAGTATAGCAATGACCGCTATTTCCCCACTTATATCCTGATTTGCCACCTGAAGAACAGCTCATTATCGGCATCCTGTCCTCCTATGAGATAAAATAATATAGGGGAAGGCTGTGCGCCTTCCCCATCCATTACATACATCAATAAAGTATCAATATTGATTAGGAACCTGAGCCAGTGGTCAGACCACTGAACACAAGAATAGCCTCATCATACTCAACCTCAAGTGCAATACGCTCGGAGATAGCCCAAACAACACTATCATCCTTAATTATGGCATCCTCAGCAAACTTCACCCTACGGCGGTCACCAAGGATAACATTATCACGATGAGTAGAAACACCATATCCTTCAGGAATATAATCAGTCTGGATAATCTTCCACTTGTTAAACAGCTCACCAATCTCACCAGTCAGAATAGTGGCCTTTGCACCATACTTATCCACCGTGCGCAGGTCATCATCTGCCAGCATCTGATTAGCAGAATAAGGATTAAGGAAGGTAATCAGCTGCGACTGCTGCCTGCCAAAACGGCCAAGCTTATAGATGCCCTGACGGAAGACATCAACATCACAATTACCATTGACAGGAAAATTAATACCATCCTCAAGACCAATTGTCAGCAATCCGTCAAATGCCAGACGGACATCATGGTCATACCAAGTACCATCATAATCATCAGAACCATTAGCCTCAGTCGCAGTAGTGGGAGTATGATCAACATCGCCAGTGAGGAAAGCCTTTTCCTCACCTTCACCCATACCACGTGCAAACAAGTTCCTGATCATCGAACGCATATCAAGGATACCATCCTCAAATGTTTCCTCGGAAATCTCAATCCAAGCAAACAGTTTCTTAGCAACCATTTCAATAGTACCAGCAGAGAAACTAGTCTCTTTACCAGTATGAGCCTCATTAGCCTCATAATACACTTTAGTACCAGTGAGCAGCTTTGGAATAGTCCTAACTCTGCTCTTCATAGGGATAGCACGGAACACCTTACGGAAATTATTGTGCTCTGTAACAATATCAATAAATGTAGCAGCAAGAGGATCGGGTAAAAACGGTTGAGCAATATGGCCACTATCACCACGTCCAAAAGGTGTATCACCAATGGTAATAGCCTTGAGCATAGTTCTTAACTGGTTCCAAGCCTTTTTCCTCAGCTTACTCATAAATACTCCAATTGGTTAATACACTATCTAAACTAATATTGTGGGTGAGTGTATATTATGTACACAAGTTTTAATTGTTATTTATCTACTCAGAATCTTTCTTCAGCTGCTGATACTTCCTACCAAGATTAGTACCAATCCAATCATCTAACTCCTGCATTTTAGCACGCTTCTCAACAGGAATAGCATTCCCCTGCTTATCATGAGACTCAACAGTATCAACCTTCACTTCCTTACCAGTTTTCCTAGGCTTATCATCTTCCTCATCATCAGTATCCTCATCAGTATCCTCATCAACACCTATAGATTTCCCAAGAGCATCAAGCATATTATCAACTTCCTCATCCTCAGACTTCTTGCCCTTGGGTTTATCTGACTTAACAACCTTGCTCAGACTATCTGCAATAGCCTTGCCAAAAATACCACAGAATTCATCAGCTGTCATATCACTAATCTTCTTATTCTTGTTTTCCTCTTCAGCCTTCTTGGGGAGAGCCTTAGCAATGGCCTTCTCAACAACCTCAGTCACAATTTCCTCAGTTGACTTAGGTTTATCAACTGTAACCATTTTGCTAATAACATCAATCAATTTATCAAACTTACTAGAAAGAGCATCATTGCTGTCATCCTTAGCAACCGTTTTCGGCTCATCACTCTGAAGTGCATTACTAATCATCTTACTGATTTCCTCAGAAGTAAACTTCATACTATTCCTCAACTTCTAAATTGTTTAAAATCTCTGCAATTTTTATTGCCACCTCATCTATCTTAGGAGTAATTTCACTCATTTTTGCTTTCATATCAGATTTATTAGATGCAATAACCCTAATATCAGAATTAAATTTTTTCAAGTGAGCAATTATAATTCCAATTTTACCTTTCAAATCCTCAAGATTATCAACTTTAGAAACCATCTCTTCAAATCTCTTCACTTCCTGATTAGCACCAATCACAACAAGATGGTTCCTCAAGTGCTCAAGAACAATTGGTGGCGCATTGTTCTTTTTTGCAGCAAAAAATGATATTACAGTCATTTCCTTATGCAAATATAATTCACCATTATCAACACTAATATAGTGATGAGGATAATCCTTGTAAATCTCCCCAGTAGTATAATTTATGGGAAATGCTTGATCAGGTAAAGTACCCACTTCAATCTTGTCACTTTCAATTTCATCCTTATGCACATTAGAACTATGCTTGAATTGATTAACAATCCTACGCTGATTGCTGGGATCAAGTGACTTAATTACAGCCTGTGCAAATGTATCTTTATTAGCAGGTTGATCAGTTATAAGGATGTGGGATAATCTACCATCATCAAGCACTACAATTTCCTTTTTCAGTTTTTCGTCAAACTGCCTGAAGATTTTTGTAACTATTCCAAAAATGGAGAATCCGTACTGAATTCCAAAATCCATTTGTTTAACCAACTTATCCACATTGCCATTATCACTAGGAGGCTGCAATTTTCCTTCAACATAAAATGTATCTTCATTACCACTTTTACCAGTTATAACACCAACAGTCTGATTCAAATCACCTTGATCTTTGTGAGATACCACTTTCAAAGGCAAACCAATAGCTTGTTTCTTCATACTCTTAATGAAATTCTTGGAAATTCTCTCTTCATCTAAATCAATATTTGTAGTGGACGCAACACCTTCAATCAAATATTCTTTACCATCTGCAGACTTCTTAATGACCCTACTAGAACCTGTAGCATCTTTCTCAAGTACACTAAATGGAATAAATGCATTAAATTCCTTGTTTATCTGTTCCACAATTATTCCTCCATTGGCAATATGGTTTTTCAAAATTTCATTAATTTGTTTTTTTGCTACATTGCTCTTGTAGTGCCATATTTCATCTTTCAAATAACAATTTTTCTTAATCCATTTCCAAGTAGCATCTCTATCAAATCCGTTAGTAATATACGCTAACACAAATATATTTCCTATACCTCCAAAGTTTTTTCTATTATGAGTATTCCATACATATATACCATCCACTAATTTCTTAGAATAACCAGCATTTGGTAATATTCTTGTTATTACTTCTCCAATAATCTCTTGTTCTTCCAAACCTCTATCATATAAATATAATACAGATTTAATCATTATAAGAGCAGCATCTATTTCGTCTTGTTCCCAAATATACTTCAAAAATGAAGTTAATCTGCGTGCTCTACTTTTTTCCTTACAGCTATCAAATTTCATCGCAATCCAGTAACATTTAGCAATATCATGAAAATTATTCAGCAAAAATAACTTCCATAAATCAGATTTAGTCTTAACAAAATAAGCAGAAAATATTATTCCATCTTCTACAAGTTTAAATCCATATTTATCATAATTGCTCACATTTTCTACTTTCTCAAATATCACCTTTTCTTCATAATGTTTGTCCATTTTAATCCAAATTCTTTCACAATTTTATGTGAAGTACCGGACATTGGGAAATAAACTGTCCGACTTTCCCTCATTTTAATTAATCTTGTAGCAGCTTTCATAACTCTATCAGAATCAATCTGGTCTAGACCAGTAGGAAAATTAAAATTACTCATCAAGAAATCATTCTGCATATCTTTCTTAGCTGACGGCTTTTTCTTACCAGCAGATTTATCTTCAACCTTTAGTTGATTATCTTCACCTTTTCTCTCAGCATTCCTAAGATTAGCATCAATCCTAGATTGCTGCCATTCTCTGAGAATACTTAAAGGTGCATAGTTAAGCGGAACAAATGGTTCATCCCCCCAATCAACTGGAGGCATCTGTAATTCATTTCTAACTTGATTAATTGTAATAACCCCAGTTCTCAAAAATATTTCCCAAATTTGTGACTGCTTTTGTTCATCATCTATATCCAAATTGGATGAGGTAAGATAAATATCATCATAATTTAAGTTATCATCTCCCCAAATTAACACAGAATTAACCATATTAGTAAACATCTTAACAAGAGGAATAATTGTATTTCTCTTGAACTGTTCAGTCTGAACCTCAGAATTTAATTTACCAGTGGTATCAGTCAAAAGACCCAATACCATAGGTTGCATACCAAATACTGACATTATTCTTGAAAGCAACATTAATTCAAGTTTACTAAACTCCATATCCCTATTTGACACTGTCAAAGGCTGTAGTTTCACCTCACCTTTATTTGTGCCCATAAATAACGGAAGATGAGGCTTACCCTGATGTTCTGATCTATACCAATCTTTAGCACGTTTCAAAGCACCTTGACCAGGACCAAATCCAAGATTATTAAACAAAAATGCTATATTTGGAGTAGCATTATTCTGAAAAAATGTAATATTATAATTTAGTGATTCAAGATCACCCATTATACTTGCAGCTACAGAACTGATAGGAGATAAACCATTAGCATAACCAGCACATCTATTTCTAATGAAGTTTATCAAATCATATTTGTCCCATTTAGCTACAACTTTCCTATTTCTAAGTTGCACATATGTACCAGTATCTTTCAGCACATTATTTTTGGTAGGAACCACATATAATTCTTCGCCACTAACATTACAATATAGTTCATAAGGAATTTTTGTATTAGCTGCAGTAGTACCTCTCACTATTTGTATAGCACCTTCATCAAATATGAGCACATCCTTAACAACTTTTTTCTTCAATTCACTAAAACTTTCCATATCACTATTTGGTTTCATTAACAAATTAAATACATTTTCCATTTTCTTTTTTATAGCATCAGGATAATCTGAAGATTTCTCATCAAATTGAGTAACTAATGGAATTGGAAATATATCAACTTGATCAAATCTTTCCAATGTCATATCAACAATAGCTCTAATCCAAGAATTAACAATATATGCATCCCTCATAAATGATCTATCAGTTGCAATATTTTCTTCATCAATATTCTCAGAATATCCATATCCACTAGTAAGTTGTTCACTACCTTTTAATTCGCCAATCACCTTTCCACTAAGTGATGCCTTTTGTAATACACTTTTTGAAATGGCAAACATACATTATTCCTCTTCCCCATTTTTCTGCTGTGATAAAGGTATGTGTATATGATACTGTGACCATATACATATAGCAGCAACTACAAATCCACCAAATATCTTTACTAATAATACTACAATATTATTCCAAGTTCCATCAGACTCAAATCTAACTAGGCTATACGAAATATATGCTAATACAACGATAATAAAAAGCATAAGAGAATCAACAAATATAGTTAGCAACAAATTTTCAAACTTTTGTATGATTTTAACATATGTGTCAGGATTAAACACAGCTGATAAAAATTTACCAATAAATACAAATGGAGATAGAATAGCTCTCCTATGTTTCTCCCTAGCTAGTTGCTCAGACTGTTTTTTCAATCTTTCATCTCTAATTTCTGACTTCTTTTTGATAATTACATCATCATCAAATGGTAATACATCTTTGTTTGACATTTCTCCATGTATATCATCCTTTTCAATTGCATTCAAATTCACTGGACCAAGTTCATCATCCTCATCTTTAATCAATTTATGAACAGTCTTTGTAACATCATCTACTAATTTCACTTCTTCCTCAGGTTTCATTTAATCTCCTAACCCAAAATTAAATCTCCACCTTCATTCAGTTCATTACTTAAAGTAAAACAAACACCAGCAGTACAATCAGCTAAATCCTTACTACCATGTGTATAACCTTCCAAATCAAAACGCTCATTAGAAATATCTGGATGGTCAACTTTACCATTTTTTTCCACTAATTCTTTCATCTCACGAAACCAAATAGGATGATTGTACACTTTTAACAAACCTAGTTGTACAAAATCCTTTTGAGTGTGATGAGCAGCAGGAGTTCTATCAACTGATAATAATTCAGCATCTATTCCCAATTTATTAAATTCCTGAATAGTTTCAGTACTTTGCCATCTATCAATTGTAACCTTAAATATATTGAATTTTCTCAATCTATGCAAATCAGATACAAACTTTCTTATTTCACCAATTTGTATATCACCTTGATTTCTAGTACACGTAACTTGCAACACTAAATCCATTATTACACCAAATCTCATTTGCCCTTCAAATTCAGTTAAATCTACTCCATATTGCTTTTTATAAGATTCAATTAAGAATGCATCAAATGTCATCCTCATTTCTTCTAAATGCCCCATAGCTATACCTGCAGCATCGTGGCCTTGCCACAATCTTCCACTTGCAAAGTCAATATGTATAGCGTGATACTTATTTTCATCTCCTTTAAACCAACTTTCTAATAATTCAATACCCTTACTGATATTACTTGTAGTTACTATTTCCCCCCTAAATGGATTAACAGAATATCTTTTACTAACATCAATTGTTCTTTTGAGCAAATGTCTATTACCATACAAATTATCAGATTCAACCTTTGGATCTTTACATTCATACATCATTGCCGCTTTCTCAGGGTCTTTAGCATACTCAGATGCAAAAGACTCCCTGAGAAGTTTTTCATTCTGATCAGTTCTTACCTCATATACACTATACTTTCTAACAAATTTCTTTGGGTCTTTCAAATTCCTTTTTATCAACAAAGACATTGGACAATTTGTACCATATTTATATGAAATTGCTACTAATTTTCCAAAACCTTTTGGGGAAGTAGACCTAACAGTAGCACTTAATGAATCATATTGCCCTATCATTTTTTCTGAAGTTCCAAATACTCTATCTGGACGCATTGCGCCAATTTCATCCATAATAGCTAAGATAATGTTCAATCCTTCAGCAGTAAATCTATCTGATGTTAAAGAATGACAACTTATCCCTCTACCGAAATCTACTTGTTTCTGTTTTATATCTCCATCTTTTTCCCTCAAATCCATATAATTAAACTTGCGATGACCAACATCCCAATAAAAATTCTTTGTAGCAAACCAATTATAACCAGTTTCAGGGTCTTTTGTTAATTTGATATATGAGACAAAATATTTGAAAAACACATTTTTAGCTTGTTCTGCAGTAGAAGCTACATTAACAATATCAATACTACTACCTTTGCCAAGTCCAAGAAACTCTTGTGGATCAACTAGACAAGATAATTTATAACCTTGATAATCATCCGCTAAAGCTATTGTGGAGTCTTTACCACTACGTTTTCCCCACATTAAATCTGCTTCTTCATAATTCATATTTGTAAATTCAAATGGGTCTTTACCACAGATAATATCTAAAGCCTCTTGCTGTAAAGTTGTAGGCTTAAATCCAATAAACTTTCTAGCAAAATAATTTGAATCTACTGGTTTATATCTCCACACATCATTGTAGGGAGTGAACCCTACAGGATACATTTCATTGATTGCCTCACTTTGATTCATTTCTTTCAATTTTTCAGTATCAGTTTTAGAAAGTTCTTTCATTTCTGAAATGAATGTTCCCAAATAAAATTCCTCAATATTTTCTATGCCAGCTTCTTTAGCAGCACGCCTAGACTTTATCACCCTAAAATTACCACCCTTATCTTTGATGAATACTTCATTCATACTCTATTGGCCTTGCCAAAAAGAATGGCCTTCCATTTAAATCCCTAAATCCATATTGAATACCTTTGCACCAAAGTTGTCCATTCAAAAATCTAGGTGAGATTATCTTAACACATTTCATCCTTTTTCCTAATTTCTCAGATTCCACAGTACCATAACTAAACACTAAAGAATCTGAAGTTTTTATATTTGACATAGTGTTATCAGAAACTCTAACTCTTTTGAAATTATTATCAACTAATTTTAGAGCAGCGTGAATCTTTTGCTCTAAAGTTTCCCAATTTACATTACTAGCTTTAAGTTCAAAATCCAAAGCCTCTTTTATCAATTTCATAAATTTCTCCTAATTTTTGCTTTAATTCATTTAGGGAAATAACTTGATCAGAAAATTTGTACTTACATTTCTCACATATAATCATAGGATTATCAATTTTGTACTCATCATTTAAAATGAACACTGGAGGTAGAAATATAGAATTTTTCAGCTTAACATACTTAGTGAAACAAGAATTACATTCATACTCTACATTAACAATTTTTCTTAATTTGATCAATAATGGAGTGATTGAGGACAATTTGAAAGATTTTTCAGATTGCCTGACAATGTTTGGTGGAATCATTTGTTCTCCTACATTATTTATATTTCATGTGTATCTCCGTAAGGAGATAAACGTATATTACTTTGCTTTGCTCTTCTATTACTCATCTATTACTATGTTCTTCTATCTCCCCTATCCCTACCCCTATAGTCCCCTTCCCTTTAAGTGATGAGAGGGAACATTTACCCCTCTTTCCTCTCTTGTCTCTTTCCTATCTCTTCCCTCTCTGGTGTGAGAATGTTTTTCATATTAACATGTAAACATATAATATTCAGTATTTATGATAGTAATATACCTAATTTCACCTATGAAAAAAAGCAGTACCATGATACTTTATATGTGACCAATATAGGTTTCAGATTAAAGGGAAAGTATATTAATTCCGAAGGAGGAAATGTGAAATTCAGAGACATCAAAAAATGTTATGTCTTGTTAGATTTCAACAATATAGTGTGGCGTGCGTATCACGCTACTGTCAAACAAAATATGGTCAACGATGATGGCATTAATGTAGGATTTATTGTAGGATTTTTCAAAGTATTAGCATTTGCTATAAATATGGCAAAGAAAAATGGAGCTTACCCTAAATTGATAATTGCTGAAGATAGAGTACCAACTAGAAAACGTGAATTATATGCTAATAATCAGCATTTATTTATGGATAGAAAACCTGATAGAAACTGGGATGGCAAAAGTCCAAAATTAAGAATCAAGTATAAAGGTAATCGGCCAAGCAAGTTGGACATTGGTTACAATCCTATAGAAATATGTAGAGAATTTACCAGTTGTATTGAACATACATTGATTTACAAAGATGGAGAAGAAGCTGATGATGTTATAGCTTCTTATGTACATAATAATTGGCAAGGAAATGATATTATGTTATTTTCTACAGATAAAGATTTATGGCAACTT